GATAGAAGTGAAATAAGAACATTAAGCTCAACAATAAAATAATATGGCACAGAAATTAGTTCCAATAACAAGATTAGGTAAATTCTTCGGAGGTGAAGATTTTGACTTAGATATTTCTATGGGTAGAGAATGGTTGGATGGTGATATGAATTTCACATTGGTCTTATACAAGGTTGACAAATACAAAACCAAAACGGATGATGTATATGGTGAAGCTTTAGAAGATGGTATCCAATTCTTGGCACCTGTTCAGTTTAAGGCGTATGTTAAAATTGTTCAACCTGAAAACAAATACTTGGGAACATCAAAGATTGCTCAAACCGAACCAGGCAATATGACATTTTCTGTTTACCAAAAAGATTTGGATGAATTACAAATCAGTATTGATTTCGGTGATTATATAGGATATTACGAAACAGAAAGTAGAGTTAGATATTATACCGTTGTAGATGACGGAAGGATAGTATCAGATTTGAAACACACTTATGGTGGATATAAACCATTCTACAAAACTTATGATTGTGCTCCTGTAAACATGAATGAGTTTAGAGGACTATAACTATTTATACATAATGGCATTACCAAAAAAAGTTGTTAAACCAACACTTCCTTTAAAGAATCAAAAAATTCTTTATGGTAGAAGGGAAGAACTTCTTAGTTACATTACTAAGGACGGAACTTATTTACCTAAGTCAGTTTTACATGACGACTTGGATAGGGGGATGTTGGATTTTGTTAAGAACACTTTGGAAATGACCACATCAGGTGCGAGAGTTCCTGTTGTTGATATTATCATTACATCACAGAACTGGGCTCAGTTCACTGAAACATGGAACTTCAGAGATTTGGATAACAACGTTGATTTACCATTCATTACGGTTATCAGACAACCCGAAGTAAAATATGGAAGTAACCCCACCATTTACACAATCCCCGATAGAAAACAATTTTTATTTGCGGTGGTTCCGACTTGGGACGGTAACAGAAGGGGTGCTGATGTTTATACCATTCCACAACCAATACCTGTGGACATTACATACCAAGTTAAAATTATGTGTAACAGAATGAGAGAATTAAACCAATTCAACAAAATTGTTATGCAGAATTTTTCATCTCGTCAAGCATATGCGTTTATCAAAGGTCACTACATTCCAATTATTTTGGATAGTATATCTGATGAAGATGTTATGGACTTGGAAAAAAGAAAATTTTATATACAAACATATAACTTTACAATGTTGGGTATTTTGATTGATGAGGAGGAATTTGAGGTTAAACCGGCAATATCAAGAACACTTACTTTAACTGAGGTCGGTACTAAATCTCTGAGAGGTAAAAGAAATGTTTATCCTCTAAATCCTGACACATTTGAATTACCGTACCTATATTCCGCAACCGAAACTTCAGTGGAAAAAAATATACCATATAGAATAAATTTAAACAACTTATCAATAGATAATATTGATTCGTATGATGTGTTTATTAATGGTGATTTTTTTGGAACCGATTTGGCGTTTTTACAAATAAATTCAGGAGATGTGTTAAGAGTTGATATAACCAAAACAAACCCATCTATTGAATCTGTTTTGACATGGTCAGCAACGATTGTTTAATTCTCACCATACAAATCTCTTTTTTCTTTACATTTTTCTAAAATTAAAGTTTCAAGGAACTTGTAAATTTTTAATCCCCTTTTGTCACAATATCTTTTTAACACATCATGTGTCTCAACAGATATCTTTAAATTTTTTATCTTCTTGCGTGGTTTTTCCATAAGGTAGAAAAAAGGCAGAAAATAATCTGCCCAATTTATAAATACATACATAGAAGTAAAGTTTTTGTGTTTTTGGTGGATATTTATACAATAAAATAAATTTAGACAATAAGAAAACAGAGTAATGGCAACATCAAATAAAGTCTTCGTTTCACCAGGTGTATATACATCGGAAAGAGATTTAAGTTTCGTAGCACAAAGTGTAGGAGTAACTACATTAGGTATTGTAGGGGAAACAATCAAAGGCCCTGCCTTTGAACCAATTTTCATAACAAATTATGATGAGTTCCAAGCATATTTTGGAGGTACTCAACCTGATAAATTTGTTGGAACACAAATACCTAAATACGAAGCGGCTTACATAGCAAAATCATATCTTCAACAATCTAACCAATTATTTGTAACCAGAATACTTGGTTTGTCGGGTTATGACGCAGGTCCGTCTTGGTCCATAACAACAATAGCCAACGTTGACCCAGGAACTATTGGAATGGACGACACAGCAACAATTCCATGGTCAGTTGAGTATTCAGGAACTACGGGGTCATCATCTACTATCACATTTAACATTAATGGAACTACACCGTTCCCAACCCCTATTACCAACCACTTTGGGTCTTATACTACTTTTAACGGTGGAACATCATCTATTAGTGGTGATATTCAAAACTTTATATACGACATCGCAATTGACGCAATTTTAGGAGGCGGTTCATTGAGTCAATCAATTGCTTTCTATGGTAGTATTAATGATACCGATTATGATAACTTAATCAATGTTGATGGATATACACCAGAAACAAATGTTTTGGGTGTTAATGATGTTGAGATTGGTATGAATGATTTAGAAAGTGATACTAACGATTCGTGGTATTATGCTTTATTTGATAACTTAGGTAGTTGTGAATATTCGGGTTATTCATTCTTTAATGTAGTTAATAATGTGACACCTATTGACCCAGGTTTAACTGGTTCAGAATTTTCAGGTGTTGTGTCAGGTAATTTATATACATATTCAGGTGTATCATATTGTGATTATGACAATATGGTTGTTGCAACTCTTAGGTCAAGAGGATTGGCAACTTACGTTGGTAACAACCTAGGACCGGCATATTATTGTACAGGAGCAACATTTGATTGTTCGTCGGTTCCAACATATTCAAATGTTTCAAAAGACCCTTATGCAACTTTTGCAATTACAGGTTCAACATTAGGAGATACAACATTTAGTTTTGAAACTTCGTTATCTATATCACAAGCTAATTATATTTCAAAGGTATTTGGTAGAACCAATTTTGGTAAAGAACAAGCGGACGTTCCTTTATTTGTTGAGGAGGTATTTCCAACATTATTAAATAATTCTTATAACCAAGGTTATATTCGTGGTTTAAATTGTGGTTTCGTTGAATTACCAGATGCAAGAAGTAACGACTCATCTTCAATAGCTTATTACTTAGACAAGTACCAAAGTGCAGAATCTCCTTGGGTGGTTTCTCAATTAGAAGGAACTAAAGTTACTAAATTATTCAAAGTATATACAATATCTGACGGAGACAGTTCTAACTATGAAGTTAAGGTATCTATCTTAAACATTTCATTTAACAATGGAACTTTTGATATTGGTGTTCGTAGTTATTCAGACACGGATTCGAATCCTGTTTACTTAGAAAAATTTGTTGGTTGTACTATGGACCCATTATCTAACTCATATGTTGGTAAAAAAATAGGAAGTAAAAACGGTGAATACGCACTTCTTTCTAAGTATATTATGTTAGAACTTAATGAAGAAGCACCAATTTCATCATTACCTTGTGGGTTTGAGGGTTATAACTTTAGATTATACGACGGAGTAACAAGTCCGTTCCCAACATACAAAACAAAATATAATTATCCTAACGAAATTATTGCAAATCCTCCTTTTGGGTCTGCATTTGGTGGGGACAACGCAATTTATAGTTCAGGAGACAAAATAAGACAAACGTTCTTAGGTTTCTCAACCGCATTTGCATATGGATGGGACCCTGAATATTTTGCATTCAAAGGTAGACGTAATACAGGAAATCTTTGTAGTCCGGTTGAACCATCTCCTTGGAATTATTTATCTAAAGGTTTCCATATGGATTCAGGTGCAACAGTTGTTACCATTCCAGCAATATATTCAACTTCAGGAACATCTATGTTTGATGTGGGAGCAGCATCATTCCAATCCGACCCAACTAACCCAAATGACCCATACTACACAATTCAATCACGTAAATTTACTTTCTTAGTTCAAGGTGGTTTTGATGGTTGGGACATTTACACAAGAAAAAGAACAAATACCGATAGATTTATTATTGGTGGTTCAGGATGGGCTAACGGTGGTTGTAATTTCTTAGGTAGATATCCATCGGCAAAAGATTCGGGTATGTTCAAATCTATTGTTATTGAACAAGATGTAACAAACTGGTCAACAACTGACTACTACGCATACTTGTTAGGTATCTACACTTTCAACAATCCCGAAGCGGTAAACATCAACGTTCTTGTTACTCCAGGTATTGATTACGTGAATAACTCAAACTTAGTTGAGTCAGCAATAAGTATGGTTCAAGAAGATAGAGCAGATTCTTTATACATTTGTACAACACCTGACGTAAATATGGATTTACCAACAGTGACTGTCGATGATATTATTTACCCAACTCAAGCGGTTGACAATTTAGACCAAACGGGTATTGATTCTAACTACACCGCAACTTACTATCCTTGGATTTTGGTAAGAGACACGGTTAATAATACACAAATTTATATTCCACCAACAGGTGAAGTTACAAGAAATTTGGCATTAACCGATAATATCGCGTTCCCTTGGTTCGCATCTGCGGGTTACACGAGAGGTTTGGTAAACTCAATCAAAGCAAGATTGAAACTAACACAACCACAGAGAGATACTTTATATGAAGGTCGAATTAACCCAATTGCAACTTTCGCTGATGTTGGAACTGTAATTTGGGGTAACAAAACACTTCAGGTTAAACAATCGGCTCTTGATAGAATCAACGTAAGAAGATTGTTATTACAAACTCGTAAGTTAATTTCAGCGGTAGCTGCTAGATTATTGTTTGAACAAAATGACGAAAAGGTTAGACAGGATTTCTTAAATTCAGTTAACCCTATCTTGGATGCTATCAGAAGAGACAGAGGTTTATACGATTTCCGTGTAACAGTTTCTTCAGACCCTGCGGATTTGGATAGAAACCAATTGGTTGGTAAGATTTATTTGAAACCAACTAAATCATTAGAATTCATAGATATCGAATTCTTGATTACACCGACAGGAGCTTCATTCGAAGATATTTAATAAAAAATCAAGGGGCTGGGAAACCAGTCCCTTTTAGCCGTAAACATTATAAATGGAAAAATTGAGAGTTATTGAAGGTTTTACAGAACATGGAACACCTAGTTTAAAATATTATGCCTTTGATTGGGACGATAATATTATGGTAATGCCTACTAAAATTATGGTTCTTGATGAGAATGGAAATGAAGTTGGTATGAGTACGGAAGATTTTGCCGAATACAGAACACAACTTGGAAAAACTCCATTTGACTATCAAGGTCATAACATTGTTGGTATGGACCCATCAACGGCTTTTAGAAATTTTAGAACAGACGGAGATGAACAATTTAAAGTAGATGTTTTTAAAGCAAAAAAAGGTCCGGTATGGAATGATTTTGTAGAGGCAATTAATAATGGTTCAATATTTTCAATTATTACTGCAAGAGGACATTCTCCACAAACATTAAGAGACGCAGTTTACAACATGATTGTAATGAATTTTGACGGTATTGATAGAAAACAACTTCTTAAGAATCTAAAAAAATTCCGAACCTTTATGAATATGGAACGTAAGAGTGACAAACAATTAATAAATGATTATTTGGACATGTGCAAGTTCTATCCTGTAAGTCATGGTGCGAGTGTTGAAGCAAATCCTGAAGAAGCTAAAGTTGATGCAATGAAAGAATTTGTTAGTTATGTAAAACAGTTATCAGAGGAATTAAATCAAAGAGCTAAAATTAAAAATTTAGTAATGAATAGATTTTTACCCACTATAGGTTTTTCAGATGATGATTTAAGAAATGTAGAGTTAATGAAGAAAAAGTTTGAAAAAGAACCGGATAATATATTACAAACTTATCTTACTAAAGGAGGTATTAAGAAGAAATATTAAATTCTGGTCTGGTCTAGTGGAACGATAAAAAGATAAAAATAAAAGTAAAGAGAAAAAGTTTACTTGGTAGTATTTATAGATACACATAAAATAAAAAATAAAATAAGAAAAAAAATATACTATGGCTGATTTACTCATGAAAATGCCGGTTCCTTATGAACCAAAAAGAGCGAACCGATTTATCTTAAGATTTGATAGTACGTTGGGATTAAATGAATGGTTTGTTGAATCATCAGGAAGACCAACTATTGACATAAAAGGTGTTGAAATACCATTTTTAAACACATCAACATTCGTATCAGGTAGATTTACTTGGGGAACTATGACGGTTAAATTCCGTGACCCAATTGGTCCATCTGCGACACAAGCGATTATGGAGTGGGTTCGTTTACATGCTGAATCTGTTACAGGTCGTATGGGTTATGCGGCGGGTTATAAAAAGAATGTTGACCTTGAAATGTTAGACCCAACAGGTGTTGTTGTTGAAAAGTGGATTCTTGAAGGAACAATTATTACCAAAGTCGCTTGGGGTAACGTTGGTTACAGTGATGATAAGTTAGCTGATTTTGATGTGACATTACAACCTGACCGTTGTATATTAGTTTACTAATATTATATTTTTCATATTTTGTTGATTTAATAATCAACCTAAGTATATTTAAACACAGGGACTAACCCCTGTGTTTTTTTATGGATGAAAATTTAGTTAAATACGGACAAGAAAATTTTTCTTTACCACATGATGTAATTGCATTACCTACTGGTGGTAGGTTTTATAAATCAAAAAAGAAATCTGTTAAAGTTGGATATTTGACTGCTGCGGATGAAAATTTATTAATGAGTAACGCTTCGGACCTTGTTACCCAATTAATCAGGTCAAAACTTTATGAACCCGATTTAAAATCAGATGAGTTGATGCAGGGTGATATTGAAGCCATTTTAATTTTTTTAAGAAACACCGCTTTTGGTCCTGAATACAGAGTCAATTTAACCGACCCTGATACAGGTAATAAATTTGAAGTAACAATCCTTCTGGATGAACTCGATATTAGAAAGCCAGAAGTTGAACCTGATGATAATGGGTTTTACAGTACCGTTTTACCTAAGTCCGAAGTTGCGGTTAAACTCAAACCACTTTCATCAAAAGAATTAAACGACATAGGTGAATTGGTTAAAAGTTATCCTGCAGGAAGAATTGCTCCAAGAATTACGTGGACATTACAAAAACAAATTGTTGAAGTAAACGGAATTAAAGAACAAGGAGAAATAAATAAATTTATTACCTCCATGCCAATTTCCGATTCAAAATATGTTAGAGAGTTTTTAGATAAGAATGAACCAAGACTTGATTTGGTTAAAAGTGTTTATACCCCGTCAGGAAAAAAAATTGATGTAAATATCAATTTCGGGGTTGAGTTTTTTCGGGTTTTCTTCTAATTACCGAGCAGAACTACTTAGTGAATTTTATGTAATGTCAAGACACATGACAATTACATATTCTGATTTTATGATTATGCCAACATATGTTAGAAGGTTTTTATTGGATAAATTAGTTAGTGAATTTACCGAAAATAAAAAATAACCTATTTATAATATATGCCACCGGGTGACGATGAATCAAAAAAGGTAAGTAGTTTACTTGACAGTATTACTAAAACTGGTAATAAAACAATAGATGCGCTTATATCTGTTGTAAAAAAGATAAATAGTGAATCACTTAATTTGTTTGTTGGTCTTGATGAGAAAGCTAGTGAAGTTGTTGGTGTTTTAGGTCAGTCAAGAAATTATGCGGAAGGTATAAGACAAAGTTTGGCCGATGCCGTACCCGAACTAACTCAAATTGCTAAGGGTAGCGAAGCGATGCAAAACGCTTTACAAGCCGCAGCCGACGCTCAAAAAGAAATAACCAAATCGTTACAAACAAATTTATTACTTACCGGAAAACAAATGGTCGATATTTCAACGGCCGCCCAAGCTTACAGTATTTCAAATCAAGAACTTGGTGTCTTTATTGAAAGATTTGTTACTGCGGGGGAATCCGTTAATAATTTTCCAAAAGCGTTAGAAAAGTCAGCGAATTATGCTCGTTCTATGGGTGTAAATGTCGATGCGACTATGGAATATATAACTAAAAATCTTGACCAAATTAATAAATTTGGTTTTAAAGATGGTGTTGAAGGATTGGGAAGAATGTCGGCTCGTATGGCTGCCATGAGAATTGACATGAATGCTGTTTATAATTTTGCGGACAAAGTATTTGACCCGGAAAATGCTATCAGTATGGTTGCGGGATTACAAAGAATGGGAGTTGCTGCTGGTGACTTGGCGGACCCATTCAGATTAATGTATTTGGCTAGTGAAGATGTTGAAGAATTACAAAAACAAATAGGTAAGGCGGTTGAAAAATTTAGTACTTTTGACGAAAAAAGTAAAACTTTTAAAATGACACCAAACGCGAAAAGGGATTTAAGGGATTTGGAACAACAAATGGGGATAAGTTATGACGATTTAGTTAAAATGTCACAACAATCTGAACGTTTAAGAATCGTTGGTAGAGAAATTAAGATGGGTGGTGTTGATGAAGAAACCAAACAATTTTTGGCGAATGTTGCTCAGTATGATGAAAAGAAAGGTGGTTTTGCGGTCAAGTTAAATATGCAAGGAGATACCAAACTTGTTAGTGAAATTAATGAAAAAGATATTGAGTCCATTAGAGAAGCTAACCGAGAACTTTCTCCAAAAGAAATTGCTAAGGCTAGTTTAGATACCATTCAAACTATCAATAACAACGTTGCGGCAATTAAGGCATCTATAATTGTACCATTTGCTGGTTCAAGAACCGCGTCTTCAGTTTCTGAGGCCTTAAGAGGATTAAGTTCTAGTGTGGCGCAGAGCAGATTAGACAGTAAAACACCAGCACAAAGACGACAAGAGGCTGATGATAAACTTGCCCCTGCTCTTAATACCACTGGTGATTTTATAAAAGGGACTGCTAGTTTAACTGAACTTATGATTAGTTTTAAAAACGTTTTACCAAATGTTACTGAAGTGTTTAAAGAAATAGTAAAAAGCGTCAAAGAAGCTCCAAATTCACCAACATTCAAACAAGAAATAATGCCGGATAATAATTTAATTAATTTGGGAAATAGTATTAGAGATAGTTTTGGTTCGGCTATAGACAGATTAGGTGAAGTTTTAGGTCCAATATCTTCGGCGGAAATGGCGTCCAATGTTACGGTAAACAATCGAGTTTCATTTGATAGACCGTTGGAAGTTAATGTTAGTGGTGATATTAATTTAACAGGACAAAATGAAGGACAATTTGCCGTAAATAATAAAACGTCACCAAAACTTACCGAGGCTCTCAAAAACACAATAGTGGAACAAATGAAAGATATTGCCTAAAAAAAACTTGTTGTAATCTATTTATATTCAACACATGGCAGAAAGTCCGTTATCATATTTTTCAACCTACTTTTTAAGACAAACTATGTTGGGTAGAAATTTACCTGCATATAAAGTTCCGGGTACATATTCAGGAGTTGATGATAGGGCGGCTGGTGACTTATATTTAAGAGATTATTCAGTTGTAAATTCTCCTGACCCATTAGTTAACGAACCATATCTTACAAACGCATATAAAGTAAATGAGTTCGGTCCTTTAGGTGGGTTTGATAAAGACATTTCTTTTATAACAGATACTTCACCAAATCCGCCAAATGTTGGTCCTTATGGTCCTGTCCCACCTTTTACTGAAGCTCTTTTATTATATTCAACAACTTACAGAAAAAACCAATATATTAAAAATAAGTTTGTTCCTTTAAATGCGGGTTCTAATGTTTACAGAATAACGGACCAAACAATTTTAACACCAGGAGCTAACTACCAACCATATTGGGCACCACAAAGTTTTGTTCCATCTCTTTACACACCATACAATGTTCTATTACAGAAAGACCCATTAGGTGATACTGGTTTATTGTCTCAAGACTCATATATGATGCAATTGGCGGCTCAAAGTCTTAAAGATAATTTACAATATAGAGTTGACCAAAATATTGCCAACCAAACTATAGGTAGAGTTAATATATTAAATGGTTTAAAAGACCCATTCAACTTAGCTCAAATCCTTGCAGGAAAAAGACCCGTTGTTGCTCGTGATTGGAAAATTACTGTGGGTGGTGGTTTATTGGGTAATGCCACGGACCTCCTTCAAAGATTTACGGGAACCTTGATACCTGTTTCACCAATTCCTGGTGACTACTTTGATGAGGATATGGAACAAAAAAACTATGGAACAGCGTTTTCACAGTTGACAGCCTTTAGAGATGGTTTCGTAGGTAAATTATTGGGAAGAAAAACTGATAGAGGTAAGACTCCGTCAGAGTTATTCTTAGAATATACAGGTTCAGGTCAGAAATCACAACTTCAGTCAAACATTGACATGAACAAATACAGACCAAATTATCAAATAACAAAAGGTGGTAATTTGTTTAGTAGAATAGTGGGTGCAATTACCTCTATTTTTGATACAAAGGCGGGTTCAGGGAACTATTATGTTGGGGGTGAGGATACTGACCCATCAACAGTTACATCTCCTCCTGGTCAAATTCCGTTAGATGAAACTGGCAAAGAGGTAAACGCTCCTGTTTATGGTAATGATTTATTGGCTAAAATGTACGAAGGTGAAGATAAAGACTTCAGATTCGGTTTAGCGGGTAGAGCTTACGAAAACAACGGAGGTATACAAGGTGGATTTACTTGGGTATCACCAAAATACAAAAAAGATGCGGGTAATTATGTAGGACCTGGCGGTAAAGTATATGACCCCAACCCTTCGTTCCCACAAATAGCCAACACATTAACCACGACAGAATCTACCAATTATGATTTTACTCCTGGTTCAATTCTTTATAACACTCAAAAACTTATTGATTCAATTCCTCAAGGTCAGGCTCGTTTCTCACATGTTGGAAATGCGATTGACCAAACCGCAAAAGTTTTCAATGACGGATACAAAGAAATGACCAAAGGTTCCCAAGTTATTGCTTATGTTGGTGAAAATGGTATTGAGGTTGGTAGAGAATATTGTAGAGTATTCACTAAAGATAGTCCGTATTATACTTTTGGTGATTTACAAAAATCTGATGGTATTACCAATTATGGAAGAAAATTTGCCGATTCTGTGTTAGACAACACATTTAACTTGAATATTGCTCCATATAAAAACCCTAACTCAACAAACATAGTTCCTGACAATAATAATGGACTTGGGGGTTATGCTCGTAAGTATATGTTCTCTATTGAGAATTTGGCTTGGAGAACAAGTTCAAGACCTGGTTACACTGTAAGTGATTTACCTGTTTGTGAAAGAGGACCAAACGGTGGTAGGGTTATGTGGTTTGCACCTTATGACTTAAGATTTGATGAACAAATTACACCTAACTTTAAAGATAATGACTTTATTGGTAGACCTGAACCTGTTTATACTTATTCTAACACCAAAAGAACGGGAACGTTGTCTTGGAAGATTATTGTTGACCATCCATCTGTTGTTAATTTATTGGTTAATAGAGTATTGGCTAACGAGGGGGATAGAGAAAGGGTCGACTCAATTATAAACTCATTCTATGCCGGTTGTAAAAAATATGACCTATATGAATTAGCGAGAGTGTATAATACAATTCCAACGTCGGAATTGTATACGTATCAACAAATATTAAACAACCCAAACGTCACAACAGAAGATGTTTCTAATATATCAAACAACACTAACAACAATACACAAACAGTAACACAACCAGTTGAAAACAATTTAAACAAATATCAAAATTTGGGATTTTATTTTGACAATGACCAACCTGACCCAAAAACTCGTAATGTTGTTAGTAGTCAACCATTCCAAAATTTAGAGGCAACATATATGTCTCAACAAGCCACGTATATTACAGAAAACGCTAAAAATGGACCTATTGTTCAAACTGCGGTTTCTAACTTTTTTGATGATGTTATTAATGATAACTTTAAAGAATCTCAAAATTTGTTAAAAGAAATTATTGACAATGTGGTAAACAAAAACCAAAGAGTAACCATTACGTTACAAGGAAGTGCGTCGGCCGCGGCAAGTAAAGATTATAACATTCCATTGTCTGAAAGAAGAATTGACAGTGTATTACAATACTTTAATACTTTTACCTTTACATCAGGTGAACAAAATATAAGTATGAAAGAGTTAATTGATAATGGTAAGGTTATAGTTAAATCGTTGGCTTATGGTGAGAGTGCTCAAAATGTTCAATTTAGAAGTTACAATAAAAATACAACTTCTGAAAATTATAATTGTACTGATGGTGATTTAACTGAAACACAAGATTTGACTGTGAGATGGTATGGAATAAATGCCATGGCTTGTCGTGTAGTTAGAGTTTCTGCCGTTAATACAGAACCAATCGCGGAACCCCAACCTGACGTAACTGCAGACCAAAACGCCGTTTTACAAGAACAAGGAAATGTTCCACAACCCCAAAAACCACAAGCTCAAATAGATTTATTACAACAAGTTAAATCGGGTATTAGTAAAAAAATATTAAGATATTTACTATCTGAGTGTGATTATTTTGAAGTGTTAAAAGAAAGTAATCCATTTATTTTTGATTCAATTAAAGATAAAATTAAATATTTTTCCCCAGCTTTTCATAGTACAACTCCTGAGGGTCTTAATTCTAGATTGACGTTTTTACAACAATGTGCAAGACCGGGTGATACCATTCCTACGATAGGACCAAACGGAGAAAAAATTTATAACGATGCTATCAATACATCATTTGGTGCACCACCAGTGTTAGTTTTGAGAGTTGGTGACTTTTGGAATACTAAAATAATTCCAACAGGAATTAGTATCAAGTATGAAAATTTTGATATGAATCCTGAAGGTATTGGAGTTCAACCAATGATTGCAGACGTTACTCTTAATTTTAATTTCATTGGAGGCCACGGATTAAGAAACCCAATAGAAAGATTACAAAACGCATTATCATTCAACTACTATGCCAACACTGAAATATATGATGAAAGGTCAACACCAACCGTTGATACTTCTGCATTAGACAAACAATTAGTTCAGTCAATTATAGACCAAACACCTCTTGTTGGTGTTAATAGTGTTTCAAACGTCAACAAAACTGACTTTGGTAAGACGATAGGTGATATAACAAATAGAGTTCAAACAGTAAGTGCAGAAACAGGTACTACAACATATACTGTTTATATGGATAAATTAAAAACACAAACACAAAATTATTATAACTCGGTTCTTTCGTTTATAAGTGAAACTGTTTCAGAATATAACTGGGGTGTTTATCAAGCAACCGTTGCTACCATGAATTATAATGAGGGTAAGATGTTTGCGTTTGGTACACCATTAAATTCACCTTTATTTGGTAAACCGGCACAAGCACAACAAAATATTGATGAGGTGTTTAAATTATTTATTACAGACATTGAGACAAACAAAATAAGTATAATTTCTAGTAGTGGTATTACCGATGCGTCGTCAACTGCAAGTTTACCAATCTTTAAGAAAAATTATGTTAAGTATGTAAACGATTTGAAAAATAATTTTCAGAGTAAACTAACAGAAAGAATTCAAACTCTCACAAATTTACAACAAGAGTTGGGATATTTAATTGATTGTTCTAATTTGGTTGCATCACAAACTGATTCATATTTAATGACTAATGGTCAACCAAAAATATTTAATATTTCAGGAACAACAGTCCAAACAGGTACCACATCAGCATTAACAGCTAATTCATATACCACATTGGTTAGTGATTTAACAACAATTGCCAATACATACTCCCAATTTATTACTGATTTATCAGGAAAGTATGGAACAATATCATCAAGTGATAGTACGTTTTTCTCGGGAAACTCTTTTTATAATGTTAGGTACACACCAGGTGGTAATTTCTCAACCTATTCGGTAAATATGGGAACCGGTGTGGGGGACAGTCAAGCATTCAATACAGTTGAAAAGAAAAGAGAATATTTTGTGATGTGTCAAACATTATTAAAAAACTTTGAAGATTTTAGAAAAAAAGTTTTAGAAGGTATTGAAGGTAAAGACATCATATTTGTTCAAGAGTTTGATAACTACTACACAGGTAACACAACATCGTTGAAAAACACTTATTCAAAAGAACAAACTGAGGCAAATAAACAAGTAACTGAGTTTGAAAACAAATACGCTACAAAATATAAAAAATTTACACCATACCCTGACAATATTAAAAGACCATTCATTTTTAGTACTTTACCGGTGGCAACTGCGACACAAACAACGAACGCCAAAAATTTATATACAACACAAAACGTTGATAATAATCAAAAAGTTTATAACTTAAAGAAGAAGTTTAACTAATGGCAACACAATACTACAATCGATATCAAAACTTCTTAATTAACGGTAAACAAACCGTTGTTCCTTACGTTACACTGCCTTCAAAATCTTCGGACCAAAGATATATCTATAGAGTAGGTATTTCAAGATTGGACAAAATTTCCCAAGAATATTATAACGCACCTTATTTTGGTTGGTTAATTTTACAAGGAAATCCACAATTTGGTGGTTTAGAATGGAATATCTACGACGGAGCTATTTTAACAATACCATTCCCATTAATTGGTTCGTTACAAGACTATAAAAACGCGTTGGATAACCAATTCTATTATTATGGCAGATGAAAATATTTTAGTAGAGTTTGACTATCAAAATATAACGGTTATTGACCCAAATAAAGTAATTGATGACAATAACGAAGTATTAGATAGAGTTGTCGACCAAGAAGATTTGGTTATGTATGCAAACTTGGAAGCAAAAATGATTCCAAGAACAAAATTAGCTGTTGGTAGACCATTGGATGACCAGGCTCAAAATGTTCAAATAGGTACTATTAACTTTTTAAGACCTGGTGGATATGACTTTTTAACCGATAGTTATACCGACGAATTTACAGGTAAAGTCGATGTTGAGGGAAAAGGGTTAAACCAAAAGGCGAATTCAACAGTTGTTATTCAACAAGAAAAGAAACCTGCAGAATATTATTTAAAACAAGATGTTATAAATAATATGGATACCAATCTATTGGGTATTGAATCTATAACAATCAATAATGATAGGTCAAACACACCTACTGTTGATATGGTTCTAACCGATATACAAGGTAGAGCGTTATTTGAAAAAGGTGATTTATCACCATACGCAGCATTTTTTAATTTACCATACCCAACGTTCTATCTTACTGTTAAAGGGTATTATGGAAAGGCGGTTAAATACCAACTTAATTTAGTAAAATTTACTGCTCAATTTGATGGTGGTAGTGGAAATTATAAAGTGTTTTTAAAATTTTATTCTTACAAATTTACCGTGTTAGCGGAAACTACTTTGAGTTATTTGTTTGCTCTACCTTTTATGTATCAAACAAAGTATGAAATTAGTAATAACCCACCTAACACACCACAACAAAATGCCGCACAAACATCAGTAGGAAACACAAACCAATCTCTACAGTCAAAACTTGTTTATAGAGGTCGAGAAAAAATGACCGAAGTTTATTCTCAATATAAAGAACAAAAATTAATACCCACAGATTTTCCTGAATTAACTCTTTATGAGTTCATGCAAAGGTTGGATGCTCTTGAAACAAATATTTTGGCTTCGTTTGGTCAAGTGGATTTTACTCCTTTATCGAATATTGATACATACTACACGCTGTTAAATGAATATAGAAATGATATAACAGGTACAGGAACTGATGCTTTTTTTGGAAAATATATGGACCAAAAAAATTATTTTGTAGATAATTTGGGAAGAAACTTATATGTGTTTCAAAAACAGTATGAGTCACCACAATCTCAAAATGACGCGATAACTAGACTTAAATCAATAATTGAAAGTTACAATAGAGATTTGGCGGCTAACCCTACGTGTGGTGTTAATGGAACTTACAATGTGGGTAATCAGAAAGTCCCCTCTTCAATAACTAATTCAATAGATATTAATGATTTTTTGGTTACACCAAACGAAAAAAATATTAATTATATTGAAACATACATCCAAAGAAATGGTTCAAACCCAACTGAAACACAACTTCTTGAATTCAAAAATCAATTGGCGTTACAAATATCGTTACAGGCGGTGAATTTTAAAGATTCAACGGGTAACGTAATTAATAGAAATCAATTTTTTGTTTTTGAGGGGAAAGATAGTTTTGATTCTTTAATTGCAAACATGTTTAGTGAGGTGTCAAAACTAAGACAAGAAGTTGAACTAGTTTTCCAAAGAATATTAAATGACAAATTAGAAGGTCCAAATGGTTTGGGATTTAAACCAACTATTAGAAATTTATTTGCCGTAATATTTGCATCTGTAGAAGGGTTTTATAGATTATTAGATGATGTTCACAGAAATGCTTGGGACAGAAGATTTAATAAATTTAGACAGGCGGCAATTTTAGCTCCCAATAAAACCTCAATATCGTCTGATGCTAAAGACACTGTTCCGAGTACTATTAACTCGGGGATTAATACTACAAACCCAACGCAAACACAAGATGTAAGAATACCAGTATACCCATGGCCACAATATTTTACAATTATAAATGAAGATGGTGAAGAAAAATATGAATTAAGATATCCTGCTGACCCAAGAGATGTTGGTTTAACAAAGGCAAATGATTTTTACATTTGGCCCGAAGTTGAGTTTGTTGAGGAATTTTTGAAAGGGTATACAACTCGTTTACAAACAACAGACCCCAACGGTGACACGAACGAATCAGAAACCGTTTTGAGAATTTCATTAAATGCGGTAGAATTCCCAATGACAAACGTTCCTTTTACAGATAAAGAGGAAGTAAAATATTTCTACGAAATCTACGAACGTATTCTTATGGGGGCTTACTTTGAAAGACTTTCTAAAGATGGTGGTTTTGACTATCAAGTATATAAAGTTCATTCTGATTTAGAGGCAACAAACATTGTTGACTCATTGGGAGAAAGTAATCCATACATTTCAAAAAAATTAAAAGAGTATGCTATCTCAGGAGGTAACTACTTACAATTCTTACAAACCATATCCAATCAAGGAACAGGTTTAAATTGGCAATCCTTTATTAGAGGTTTGTATAACACAAGGTACATAAGAGGATATGTTGAAAAAGATTACAGTATTACAAATTATGATACTTTAAAATCGTCATCACCATCCACATCACAAAATGAAAATTCTTTAGATAATGTTAGACAATACTTGGAATCATCAAGGGCTAGTGAATTGGATTTGTTAGATGTTGCTCCCTTTACTGATTTAAATTGGTCTGAGACTAATTTATCAAATGGTGTTAACGATTCTGAAAACAGATACAACACAAGTAATAGTTTGAATTTAAACTCAGACAAAAAAATGTTATCAAACTATGATGTGACTTATACCAATAACTACAACAGACCCTATACAAATTATAATTTCTTAAATGTTGAGACGCCCGTTGTTAGTAATTTTGATACTTTTTATGATAATAGATACATCAATAAAACTTTCTTACCAACCGAAGGAAGATTACAGTACCCAACAAACGCAAATAGAGGGATAACTAATCTTCAAACGGTATCTATGTTGAATACCCCATATTTTATAAATGCATTACAAAAAGGGGTAACAGCATCAAAAACAATTGGAGTACAATATCCGTATAAAGAAGCGGCATATTTGTTTTTAAATTCTTTACCGTTGGCTACATTAAGAGAAAAATACAGTTTTGATGTTAACGAAGATTTAGATACTGGTAATTTGACCACGGCGGTTATTAGAAGTTTTGCCACACAAGGACAATCAGGACAATTAGATTACATTTTTGCCACCTTGAAAAAGTTTGGTGCGGTTCATAGATTACCATACACATGGATTTTAAAATATGGCGCAATATGGCACAGATATAAAACGTGGAAAGAAACTGGTGTTGATTTTTTGGCTCCTGTTTGGACATCCACAAATTACATAGATAACTATGACCCCGTAACAAATTCCCCAACTAAAACATATACAGTTCCTTCACCAATACCAGGTGTCAATGAAACCATTGTGTTACAAGATACAACGACAACCGCAGGTTTATCTCAAACAAATGTTAACGTTGGTTTTTATCCGAAATTGATTAATGATGTATTCTATTTTACAACGGGATTAAACCTGTTTACAGGTTATACTGATACTGATATTACAAACGCAATTAAAATTGGTTTAAATGTTGGATATTCAAGAACGGCATCTATCAACGAACCTGTTGGTGTGGATTTAACTAACCCATTAAGAACTATTAGTTCTAAATCGTGGTACACCACATTTTCAACAAAAGCTAATAGTCAATTTAATGTTAGTAAAAGAAGAAAAACAATTATATTTCCTTCTTTTGGTTCTACAATAAATCAAACTAAATTTGAATTATTCAATAGATTTGGTAATAATTTTGTATTAAGACCTGGTCAAGATATTGTAAACAACTCTGCGGTTTATGATGGTTCATCACGTTTGTTTTGGGGTGCTCCTGTATATGGTTACTTTGATACCACAACACAACCATTACCACCACCTGATGCTTATTTGACTGAAATTACTAATCTTGATTCGTTACAATCGGCTTTAGGTATCTTACCTAATTCACAACAATACACCAAAATTGAAGACATTTTTGGAACATTCAAAAAACAAATTTTGGATGATTTTGAAACTGAGTTTTTAAATTTTTGTAAAGATGTTAATGATATTGATGTTGATTTCTTGGGACTAAACCCAAATGCAAAAAACTTCCAAGTTTGTTTAACTTCAATGTTATTGGTCGATGAGGTATCAACTGATTTGGATTCTGAAAATTATATACAAAATGTTTCAAATAGCCAGGTTAGTAATATTGGAAATTTAATTCAAAACTTGTTAGATTATAACGTAACGTTTAAGTATGGTAATCCTGGTGAACACAACAGACAAGTATTTGGAACATTTTCAACACCACAAGTGATTGACCCAATTACATATGCGGGATATGTTCCTAATACTTTACCAAGTTCTTCAGGAAGTATTGGATTAATTTTGTCCCAAACACGAAATCCCGAAGCGTGGACCGCAATGTATACAAACGTAGGATTTTCAACAATACCGGGTTTGGTATATAGTGATAGTGGTTCTTACTATACGGATTTCTTTATTGATAACAATGTTCAATTTACTGCCACAAATGTGGAACAATTTGATACCCTTATTAAAATATATGGAACACAAAAATTAAATAATAACGGAAATTATAACTCTACATTGTTCAACCAAGATGTGACAAATTTTATTGCACAAAAAGACAATTATGTTAGTCAGGTTTTAACTCAGTTATTTTTTAAACTACAAAGACAATTACCAACAATTGATAGTGTGGCTATAAAACCAATTAATTCTGCGGTAGATGGAGTTCAACCCAAGATAGAATATTGGGAAACCTTTAAAGCCTTTAATGATAAATGGATTGCTGGAAATGATTACAAAGAAAAAACTTTATTTGAGGATGTTTTATTTTTAGATAGAGCAAACAGAGATATTGGTGATAAAGTTTATTTCGATATTTTTAAGGTTAAGTCGTTTTTGTACTCAGTACAAAATCAAAATCTTCGTGTAATTGATTTTTTAAGTCAAATTATATTTGATAATAAATTTTACATGATGCCAATGGCCTCATATATAAACTTTTGGGGTATTAATGATGTTAGACCAAATGTTCAACCAGTTTCTGAAGGAAGTAATGATTTGGCCAATTCAATGTTTGGAACATTTACAGATGTTGATACTCGATTGTCGTCACCCAAATTAGTATGTTTTTATGCTGGTAAACCATCGGAGCATTTAGATACAAGAGACAATCCTGATTTTAGATTTAAAAACGATATTTTTCTTTTATCAAGAGCGAGTGACAATCCTTTATTAGATAAGTTAACAGATAAGACAAATTGGTCACAGTCTAACAAAGTTGTTGGATTTAATGTTGATTTTGGAAATAGAAATCAAAGTATGTTTTATAACATTCAAATTGACCAAAACCAATATGCGTCTACTACTGAGTCAAACCAAATGATAACTGAAGCATCAAATGCTGCCGGTGGTAGAAGAACGTTTACCCAATCAGTTGGGTTATATGGATTTTATAAAACAAGGTCATACGAATGTCAAATTGAATCGTTGGGTAATGTAATGATACAACCAACTCAATATTTTAATTTGAGACACGTTCCAATGTTTAACGGTCCTTATATGATTCAATCGGTAACCCACAACATTGATGCGGGTAATTTTAGAACCACATTTAAAGGTGTTAGAATGCCTGTTTATTCACTACCAAAATTAGATAATCAAATTGCTTCTATAAATCAAAGTTTATTATCCAACTTAGTTTCTGAAATTCAAAGAAAGAGACAGGTAGAACAAACAACTAACAATCCACCACCAAACATTACAACTGTTGGAAATACAATTACAACAAATGGAAAATTAACACAGTCGTCTTCATCCACTTGTTTGTCAAGTCTGAGTCAAACATATTCTGATTTGAGATTTGTTGGAACAGAATCTGTTATTACTAAATTTAACTATGCTAATATTTCAACAATATTGGCATCATTAACCACCGACCCAAGAGTTAGAGCATGTGTGTTTTATTCAATGTATATTAATGGAACACAAGACAATCAATTTGTTGGATATAATTATAATCTTGCTGGTGTGCCTTTGGGGGGATATTTATATGAAAATATTAATTACGGTGGATTGAAAACATATTTTAATAACACATATTTTTGTGGTAGTGACGGTTCATATATAAGACCCTACGCTTCTTTTGACAATATTGAAAATTTTATGAAATTTATGGTGGATTTTTATAAGAACAAAGTTGATATCTTGAATTCGTTTTGGAGTCAAGGAATTTCAAATTATCCAATTTCTATTACATCCATGTATGTTTGTTTTTGGCCTTACGCCCGTTTTGGAAATAATTTAACAAATAATAAAGAATTAGATGATTGGACAAAAAATAATCAAACTAAGTTAGATGACTTGGGAATTAAAGCAACAGAAATGTTATCTATCATGAAAACAAATAATCTTTTGTAATAAACAGATATTTATAAGAAAACAATTTTTATGAGCGTAAAAACTATTTTAGACAATTATTTGGGTAAAAACACCAAATATTCCGAAAAACCAAATGGTGACGGAACATCACAGGTTTGTGATTTAGAAACAGGTGATTGTTATACTGTGAGTGTAAAAGACGGTTTAATTGAAAGATTTGACAACACAAAAAAAGTTAACAGAAGAGTTCAAGTTGAAACACCAATGGGTGTTAAACAATTATTAAATGGATAAAAAAAATGAAAACAGACGAGAGAATAATATTGGAAATTAAAAGACATAATTCCATCAACAATTACATATTGGAACAAGATGCCGCGTTAGATGCTCCTGATTTGGGTGCCGAACCAACACCAGCACCAGATTTGGGTGGGGCACCTGCGGATGCTCCTGTTGCAACACCGGCAGACACAAAACCAAAAATTATTGATGTTGAAACTGATACTGATGTTGAAAAAATTGATGGTAAAGGAAAATCTGAAGAAAATGAGTCAAGTACTGAAGAATTAGATATTACGGATTTGGTGGATAGTCAAAATAAAATTGAAAATAAACAAGAAGAGTATTTTCAAAATTTATTTGGTCAACTAGAAACATTACAATCTAAACTAGGTGAAATGGATGGGTTGGTTCAAAAATTAAACGATATTGAAGCCAAAATAGAAAAATATCGTCCAAAGTCTGCTGAGGAAAAATTAGAACTTAGAACTTTAGACTCAGGTCCCTATAATCAAAAATTAGCGGATTATTTTTCTGACAAACTACCTGAAATGGAAAAACAAGGAAAAGAATATGTTTTAACAACGGATGATGTACAAAGTTTTTCACCAAATGAAATTAAAAAAACATTTGCCGCGGAACTTCCCTCTATGAATACGAGAAACTATAACAACTAAAATAAAAGAAGGAGATGAAAGTCTCCTTTTTTATTTTATATTTGTAAACCACTTGACGAAGAACAAACTTGACGATTTGACAAACAAAAATTAACAACTATATTTTACAAACACTTAAAGAAAAATTATTATGACAAATGTATTAGATGCAGTATTGGCGCAGTATGAAAAAAACACCGCAAACTTTGGCGAAGACAGAATGACACAAGAAGAAAGGATGAAGAAGTATTTTGCTTGTATCCTTTTGGACAATGAATCACAAGGACAACGTAAGGTACGTATCCTTCCTACTAAAGATGGTAGCTCACCTTTTAAAGAAGTGTGGTACCATGAAATTCAAATCGATGGGAAATGGACTAAATTGTATGACCCAGGTAAAAATGACAACGAACGTTCACCTTTGACTGAGGTTTACGAAGAGTTGATGGCCACAGGTAAAGAATCTGACAAAGAATTGGCCAAACAATACAGGTCACGTAAGTTTTACATTGTAAAAGTTATTGACCGTGACAAAGAACACGAAGGTGTTAAGTTTTGGAGATTCAAAGACAACTATAAAAAAGACGGAGTATTGGATAAGATTATTCCAATTTGGAGAGCTAAAGGTGACATCACCGATGCTAACACAGGTAGAGACCTTATCATCCAACTCCAAAAATCAAAAACAAACGCGGGTAAACCCTATACAACAATTCAAACTGTAATGCATGATGACCCATCACCATTACATACAGATGCTGAGACTATGAAGTCTTGGGTTGAAGATGATTTGGTATGGAGTGATGTATATTCTAAGAAACCCGTAGAATATTTAGAGGCAATTTCACGTGGTGAAGTTCCAAAGTGGAATCCTGAAACTCAGAAATGGGTTTATGGTGATGAGGCAATCATGACTATGGGTGGAAACAAAGAAATGAAAAATTCTTATTCTGACCCACAAGCAAGTGCAGAACCTGACGAGGACTTACCATTCTAATTTAATAGAGCTTGGACATTAACTTAGACGTAGTGTCCAAGCTCTTTCTTTTTTATAAAAAAAACAATACATACATAGACAATGGCAATTAAGAAAAAAGAATTTGGAGATATTAAGAAACAATTTTCTTCCTCCGCAAAATACAAACCACAACGATTTCTTGACTTAGGTAAAGATTTCTTAGACGCAGTAGGATTACCCGGTCCTGCAATGGGACATTTGAATATGTTTTTGGGTCACTCAGATACAGGTAAAACAACCGCAGCTGTTAAATCGGCAGTTGCTGCTCAAAAAATGGGTATTCTTCCCGTCTTTATTATTACGGAACAAAAATGGAGTTTTGAACATGCTAAGCTTATGGGTTTTGAGTGTGAAGAAATTGTTGATGAAGAAACAGGTGAGGCCGATTGGGATGGATTTTATATATTTAATAACAACTTTAATTACATTGAACAAATTACTGACTACATCAATAATTTGTTAGATGCTCAAGAAAAAGGTGAGTTGGATTATAGTTTATGTTTTATTTGGGATTCAGTTGGTTCTGTTCCTTGTAAGATGACTTACGAAGGTAAAGGTGGTAAACAACACAACGCTGCGGTTCTTGCTGACAAAATTGGTATGGGTATTAACCAACGTATCTCAGGTTCTCGTAAAGCGGATTCAAAACATGAGAATACATTGATTATTATTAATCAACCTTGGGTTGAATTACCTGATAATCCATTTGGTCAACCAAAAATTAAAGCAAAAGGTGGTGAGGCTATTTGGTTAAATTCATCTTTGGTATTTTTATTTGGAAATCAAAAAGGTGCGGGAACAAACAAAATTTCCGCAACAAAAGACAAAAGAACTGTTAAATTTGCTATCAGAACTAAAGTATCTGTTTTGAAAAATCACATTAACGGTTTGGGATATGAGGATGGTAAAATCATTGTAACACCTCATGGATTTTTGGCTGGTAAAGACGCTGCTGAAGAAAAGATTTCTATCGAAACTTACAAAAAAGAACATGCTGAGTATTGGAACCAAATTATTGGTTTGGATGGGGATTTTGATTTGAAAGAGGAAGTTGAACCAGCATAAAAATATTATAGTGGAAAAGACCTTATTAGTTGACGGAGATAATTTATTCAAAATTGGATTTCATGGTGTTAGAGAATACTATCACGACGGAAACCATATTGGAGGTCTTTTCCATTTTATTAATACACTCCGTAGACACTTAGACGAAAACAATTTTGATAAAGTCTTGGTGTTTTGGGACGGTCCCGATAACTCTGTTGTCAGACAAAAAATTTATCCCAACTACAAACAAAATCGTAGAACATCACTCAACGAATTTCAAAAAGACAATTACTATTGGCAAAAAAATAAGGTAAAAAAATACCTTGAAGAAATGTTTGTCAGACAAGTTGAATTTGAACAATGTGAAGCAGATGATTTGGTTGCTTATTATTGTTTAATTGCACCAAACGAGAAGAAGACTATATTCTCCTCAGACAAAGATTATTTACAACTTGTAGACGAAAATACAACGGTATATGCACCAATTGCAAAGACTTATTATAAGTCAGGTGACAAGGTAAAAATATTTGAATATGAAATACCTGTTACTAATGTTTTGACTTACAAAATTTTAACGGGAGATAAATCAGATAACATTGCGGGAATTTATAGATTAGGCGAAAAGAAACTTATTAAATTTTTTCCTGAATTACTTGACGAAACGGTGTCCATTGACGATATTTTAATTAAGGCAGAACTTTTAATAAAGGAGGACAAAGACAACAAAACACTTCAAAATCTCTTAACGGGAAAAACAAAAGAAGGTATATTCGGTGACGAATATTTTCAAATTAACAAAAAAATTGTTGACCTCAAAAACCCACTACTAACAGACGAAGCGAAAGAGATGGTTCAGGATTACTGCACCGAATCTTTAGACCCCGACGGAAGGGGTTACAAGAACCTTATCAGAATGATGACTGATGACGGCCTCTTCAAATACTTACCCAAAACAGACAATGCTTGGGTATATTTCATCACACCATTTTTGAAACTCACAAGAAAAGAAAAAAGAAAACACACACAAAACAAAAAATAATATGAAAGAACAAGAATCAGTAAAACTGGAACTTTTGATTACGTTGAACAACAACATTGTTATCCAACGTTTTTTTAATGTCAAAAACTACAACAACAACGCAAAGAATTCTCTAAACCTTTATTGCTATCTAAAGGATTTTGCCGACATGTTTGCGTATGATTTGAAGATGAAAACTGTTATCTACATGATGGATAACCAAGAGGAAATTATGGAGGATGAATCGGTCTTATCTACATCAATGACTGAAGGTGCCGAAGTGTTTAACATTTATTTAAAGATTGGGGATATGACAATTTGTCAGAGACAGATTGACGCAAAAGTTTACCCACCTAAAATAAGATACACCGTAGATATACGCCCGCAGGTAAAAACTGTATTAAAGGATTTGACTGACATTTTTTCAGACGAAAATTTAATTTACACCTACAGCGGAATTAGTTTAGTTGGGTAATATTTATCAAATCCAAGAGGAGAATAAATTATGTCAATGCAGAGAAATTTTGAGTATTTAGGTCAGTCATTTCAGTTACAATTATTAAATCAGATTATAGTAGATAAAGAATTCACACACTCAATTATAGACGTAATAGAACCCTCCCATTTTGAAAACAAGTATTTCAAAACCATTTTACAGATGGTAAAAGAGTATTATAAAAAATACTCTTGTTCACCGTCATTTGAAACTTTGGAACAGATTTCCAAAAGTGAGTTTCCACAAGAAATGATGTTGAGAATTTTGATGGACACCATCAAACAAATTCAAAACGCACCATTTGAAGGGGTTTCATTTGTTCAAGACAAAGCTTTGAAATTTTGTAAACAACAAGAACTCCAAAAAGTAATGACCAAGGCTCAAAAGATTATTGATGCTGGTGAATTTGAAAGTTATGATAAATTAGAGGAGTTAGTAAGAGCGGCTCTACAAGTTGGTGAAAGAGACGGACACAACAATGACGTTTTTCACAATTTGGATGACGTTTTAAAAGATGATTTTAGACATCCGATACCTATTGGTATTGCGGGTATTGATAAACTCTTAAAAGGGGGTTTAGCAAAAGGTGAGATTGGAGTTATCTTGGCACCAACAGGTGTTGGTAAAACTACCATTCTCACAAAGATAGCCAACACGGCTTTTAATATGGGATATAACGTTCTACAAATATTTTTTGAGGACAACCCAAAGGTGATTCAAAGAAAACATTTTACAATATGGACTGGTATTGCACCTGATGATTTATCAGAACATAGAGAAGAAGTTATTGAAAAGGTAAAAGAAATTGAAGGTTCGATGACCAATAGATTGATTTTACAAAAAGAGGCTTCAGATACAATGACAATGAATCAAATCAAAAACAAAGTAAGAAAAATGATTGCCGATGGAGTTAAGATTGATTTAATTCTAATTGACTACATCGATTGTATAGTTCCCGATAAGAACCTTGGGGACGAATGGAAAAGTGAAGGTTCTGTAATGAGAGGGTTTGAGGCTATGTGTCACGAGTTAAATGTTGCTGGTTGGACAGCGACTCAAGGAAATAGAAGTTCCATTTCTTCAGAAGTTGTGACCACCGACCAAATGGGTGGTTCAATCAAGAAGGCACAAGTAGGACACGTTATCATATCAGTGGCAAAAACCCTTCAACAGAAAGAAATGAAACTCGCGACAATTGCAATCACCAAGTCTCGTTTGGGTCCTGACGGAATAATTTTTGAAAACTGTAAGTTTAACAATGAATTAATTGAAATTGATACTGAAAGTTCTGTAACATTCTTAGGTTTCCAAGAAAATAAAGAACAACAAAAAAGTGACAGAATTAAGGAACTTATGGAAAAAAGAAAATTGAGAGAAACAGGACCACAACCACAACAAAATAATTTGAACTAATAAAAAAAAATTAATAAATTTAAAAAAATGGACGCATCACAGAAGATATTGTCAGACCTTACCGTGTATATGAAATACGCGAAGTATGTCCCCGAGCTGAACAGAAGAGAAACGTGGGAAGAGTTAGTAACAAGAAACATGAACATGCACATCAAAAAATACCCCCAACTTGAAGAAGAAATTAGGGAAGTATATAAGATGGTGGTAGATAAAAAAGTATTACCTTCAATGAGGTCA